ATGGATAGAGAAGCATTAAACCTAGCAAGACGTTGGAATGTTCAGAAGATGAAGCATTGGTACTCAGATGCATGGAATGATCTAATTGATTCACTAGAAGAGTTTCTAAAGTTACTACTCATAATTTCGCGCTTAGTTTTATCTCCAATACTCATGATTTTCTACATTGTGGGTATTGGATCTGCATATAAGCAGCTCAAAGACTACAACAAAGAAAGTCGTGAGCGAGTAAGAAAACACATAGAACGATCAGAAAAGAATTGAGGTGACGGTATGAATGCAGTAGCAGCTAAGTTTGAACAGTTTGAATGGTTGACTCATGGCTTAACAGCGAGTTCACCAAGTTTAGAACCATGTGTTCGTGGCACAGGAGAGAAACCATTGGATTATCAAGATCGCTTGGGTGCTATTGCTTCAATGGATACTCAATTAGCAAAGTCAGTAACAGCTTTGATTATATTTGATGGCAAGGCTCAGAGTGATTATGAGTATGTTCGTCAACACTTGGCAAATATCTTAATCAAGAATGCTGTAAGTGATAAGAAGCGAGAGCCTGAGGGCATTGCAATGTATCATCTAGGGTGGTTAGTAGCGAAAATGGTTTTAGATTTCGCCTTAGACCCTGATCTTGAAGATAACTACACTGCAAAAGGTCGTTTGGCTTATGCAGGGATGAAAACACATCAAATGTCTGTTAGCTCTTATCGACAAACATGGAAGGCATACGAAAACCTCATGATAGTGGCAATAGAGTCGGCAATAGATGAAGCTGCAAAAGCTATTGAAAAGTATAAGAAAGAAACTTACAAAGTAGCTAAAAATAATTGTTAGCATTTTTTTGATAACTAGAGTATAGTTTTTCTATACTGGTCGTATTACACGGTAAAGTGACCAATCATTAAGGCTCATCGAAAGGTGGGCTTTTTTGTTGTCTATCGAAAAGTGAGAAGAAAATGTCAAACGAAAAACAGATTGAGCAAGAAATTCAATCTAAAAACTTAAATGCGCCACGATTAACTCCTGATCATATTGATTCAGTTATTCAAAGCGTTCATTTCTTTACGGCTGGTGATGGTTATGCAGGCGCACTCGCATCTTCTGAAGAATTTAATTCACTACCTGAAGGTGAGCGATTCATCAATCCACCACAGCAGCTTGACCTATTAACTTTCTGTGTAATTGTTTTGAAAAACGGTTTCACAGTTACGGGTGAATCAGCATGTGCAAGTCCTGAAAACTTCAATGCTGAAATTGGTCAGAAGATTGCGTATGAAAATGCACGTAATAAAATCTGGCAGCTTGAAGGCTATCTATTGAAAGAAAAGCTTTACCAAGCTGAACTAGATAAACAGTTTTAAGTTTCCTCTTTATGCCCTACTTCGGTGGGGCTTTTATTGCCTGTAAAAAGGCGACCCAAGCCTACTGGAGTGCTGACCAGTGGAACATGCCATCGAGTAAACTTCCCTTTGTGGGCTTAAACTAGGGAGTGGCGTCCCGACCTAAAGAGGATTGAAAGCAAGTAAAGCAGACCGTGCATGTTAGGTGTGTGTGATTGTGAGTAGCGGTAGATCAGTTGCCGAGCTGATCAATATCGTAATCTAAGGCAAGGGTGTGGCAGTTTGCCATGCCCTTTTTAATTTTTAGCAAAGTAAATGTAGCTAAATGGTGGCGCTATGGACGAAGAAGAACTCAAACAAATTGAAGAAGATTGTCAGCAGTTTAAGAACGTAATCAAAACGGTGTTTTATTTGGCTGTGATGTTATTTGCAGCTTATTTGGTTTGGTGTAATTGGTGATTGTATGGACCTAGTCGAAGCAAAGAAGAATCTTGAATCATTACATCAAGACAAAGAAAAATTGGAAAGTCTTAATCATCTCAATTCAACGTTTCAGTTTAAGCAAGCATGTCAGCAACGCATTCACGATATAGATAAGAACATCAATAACATTCAGCACAATATAAAACGCTATGCGAGACCGTAAGAGGAAAGCAAAATGGATAACGAAGAATTGCTTGAGCAACTTGAATCAGTTGCTAATTTTATGCGTGGCATGCAGTTCGATCCACGTATCCCACAAGATGTAAAAGAAGCGTTAAGTTATCGAGTTCAGAAGATTGATGAGCTTGTAGATCAGCATCCAGATGCGTGATGCAAAGCGACTAGCAGCAATTAGAAAGCTGCCGTGTGTGGTGTGTGGCAGGTCGCCAGTGGATGCTGCCCATAGCAATCAATCAGGTCACGGTAAGGGCATGGGATTGAAAGCCTGTGACTCTAAAACGATTCCATTGTGCAGGAATCATCACGTGGAATACGACCAATTTCAAAAGATGAATAGATCAGAGTCGGTTGAATGGTTCGCAAAGATGCTAGAAAAGACTGGAAGGATGTTGAATCAAACGGACAAAGAGATTTTTTAACTGAGCCATACGGCTCTTTTTTTTGTGAGAAATAATATGTATCAGTACACAGGCACAAAAACCCTTAAAGCAAAAACGATGACACTTGGCGAATACAACCAGTATCGTGGCTGGCAGATTCCTGAAAATGAAGACCCATACCAACAGGGATATTTAGTTGAATATCTTGATGGTGGCAGCCCTAACGATGATCGTCATTCTGGCTATATCTCGTGGTCACCTAAAGATGTTTTTGATAGAACATATCACCAGTCACAAACTCCACAAGATCGAGTGCGTTTGGAGCAGTTGGAATTAACCCAGAAACTAGATGCTTTAGAAAACTTCTTGAATAAAGGTCAGCCGTCTTTTATTGATAATGAACAATGGGCATTACTGCAAGAGCAACAAAAGCATATGGATGCCTATAATGATGTTTTAGCAGAGCGGATTGCATTATTTTAAGCCACCCACGGGTGGTTTTTTATTGCGAGGTCAAAATGGAACCTAGATTCGTCATCAAAAACCATTCTGACATCAACTATGTAATTGGGTATCTAAATTCTAATCATGCAAAGGCAGCGAGTGAAGGGAAGCCGTTAGTCGTATTGATTGCACCACAAGAGAAAGATCGTTCAAAGGCTCAAAACCGCTTGTACTGGATGTGGCTTAATCAATGGGCTAAAGGTCAAGGTACAGATAAAGACTATGAGCATCTGTTCTTCAAGAAGAACTTCTTAGCAAAAATCTATGACCGTGATGACGTTGGCCAATATAAGAAAACATTCAAGGCTGTTAGAGAGCTGAAGGATTCTAAACATCCACTCTACCAAGATGTGGCAAATGGCCTTTGTGAGCTAATGAGCACTACAGATGCAAGCACAGCTCAATTCACTGAATACCTAAACGACATTCACGCATTCTGCAATAAAAACGGGTGTTATTTGGAAACGCCTGATGATCTTAAGTATGTGTTGGAATAGTTAAGCAGCTAAGATATATTGTTTTTTCTTTAATCATTACTAATAAAGGAAAAATAATGTTTGTTCAGCATAAATCCGAATACATTAATTTAAATCATGTGGTAAAAGTGAAAAAGGCTACATCAGAAAACAATAAATTTGCTCATAGAGATTTTTATAAGTTAGTTTTAACTTTAACCTCCAATGACACCCTAGATCTAGAGTTTAATTCTGAGGAAGAGCTAGATCTGTTCTTGGAAAAGTTGGAAATTGTGAAGTAGTTATGACCGCCCAAGTGGCGGTTTTTTAATGAGGTAAATATATGGCAGCTCCAATCGGTAATAGATTCTGGGAGCAGCGCAGCTCTCACGGTCGTAAACCGATCTTTGAAGATCCAGAACAACTATGGGAAGCTGCCTGTGAATACTTTGAATGGGTTACAGATAACCCACTAGAAGAGGCGAAGGCATTTGCATATGAGGGCGTTGTAACTGTTGAAGATTTGCCGAAGATGCGCGCAATGACCATTCAAGGTCTATGTTTCTTTCTTGATATCTCTGACGAAACTTGGGCAACTTACTGCTCTAAAGAAGGTTTTATTGGAATCTGTAGCGATATCAAAAGGGTTATCTTCACTCAAAAGTTTGAAGGTGCAAGTGCTGGATTGCTTAATGCTTCTATTGTTGCCCGTGAGCTTGGCTTAGCTGACAAACAAGAGAATAAGCTGACACTTGAAGTTCAGTCATTATCAGAATTGATGGATGAAATAGGGAAGGATGCGTAACTATAAGGAGTAGCCATGCTGAATCCCGAGCATAAAGCGAAACTTAAAGACCAGTTATGGCGCTTAAATAATCTTTACTACATTACGAATAAAGAGGGTAAGCAAGTTAAGTTCAAGATGACACTTGAACAGCTTGAATACTTCGAAAACGAATGGACACGTAACATCATCTTAAAGGCACGTCAGTTAGGTTTTACCACTGAGATGTGCATGATTCAGTTAGATGCTGCATTGTTCATGTCTGATAAGTGTGCTTTGATTGCCCATACATTACATGATGCTAAGCGTCTGTTCCGTGAAAAGGTTAAGTACGCTTACGATCGCTTGCCACACCTTATCAAAGCAGCCAATCCTTTAGAGATTCAAACTAAGGATGAGCTTGTATTTGTTAAAGGTGGCTCAATTACCGTTTCAACTTCATTTCGTGGTGGAACTTTAGACCGATTACATGTGTCTGAGTTCGGTAAGATTTGTGCGAAGTTCCCAGATAAAGCACGTGAGATTGTTACTGGTGCATTTGAAGCAGTAAGCCTTAAAGGTCGTATCACACTCGAAAGTACAGCAGAGGGTAAAAGCGGTTACTTCTACGAATTCTGCCAATTAGCAGAAAAGTTATTACTACTCAGCAAAAAACTAAGCCCACTTGATTGGAAGTTCTTTTTCTTTTCTTGGTGGAAGAATGCTGATTATGAAATTGAACCAACTGAAGAACTCCCACAGCGCCTAGTTCAATACTTTGAAGAACTGGAAGTTAAGTACAAGATTAAAACAACGCCAAAGCAAAGGGCTTGGTATCACTCAAAAGAGAAAACTCTTGGCGAGGATATGAAGCGGGAATATCCAAGTATTCCTAGTGAAGCTTTTGCTCAGTCTGTTGAAGGTGCTTACTACAAGAACCAATTTAAATTCTTGTATGCCAATAAACGCATTGGTTCATTGCCATCAAATGATCATTTGCCTGTCATGACATTTTGGGACTTGGGTGTCTCAGACTCTATGGTGATCTGGTTTATTCGGAAGCTATCAGATACTTGTTATCAAGTTATCGACTACTACGAAAACTCAGGCGAAGGTATGCGGCACTATTTCAAAGTGCTTAAAGAAAAAGGCTACAAGTACAGCAAGCATTATGCTCCGCACGACATTAAAAACCGCTCTCTTATGAATGATGGGAAGTCTCGTTTAGACATTGCCAAAGAGGGCTATGTGCTTGATGACGGGGAGAAGTACTCAGTCAACTTCGAAGTGGTGCCAAATATAACGGTGATGGATGGTATTGAGCAGGTTCGTGAGATTTTGCCTCTATGTGAATTTGATGAGTACAAATGTGCAGAAGGCATCACTCATCTTGAGAACTACCGAAAAGAGTGGAATGACAAGCTTGGATGTTGGAAAGACAACCCACTTCATGACATTCACTCACACGGTGCTGATGGCTTCCGTATGTTTGCTGTGGCTATGAGCAAGAAATCTAGGGTGGTTTCGCAGACTCCAATTTATGGATTATTGTAGGTGAATTATGACAGTTAGTACTGTTCATCCGGATTATGCAAAGGCAATGCCGGATTGGGAATTTATGGATTATGCCTTGGGTGGGGAACGTTGTGTAAAAGAGCAAGGTGTAACGCTTTTACCAAAGTCCCAAGGCATGATAATGGCCGAAGAAGTAGATCCAAAAAATAAGTGTATCTATGAGTCATTCAAGCAGCGAGCAGAATATCCTGAATGGGTGCGTGATTCTAAAAGAGCAATGATTGGTTTAGTGTCAAAACTTGAGCCAGATATCAATATTGTAGATTCACGTCTAAAACCATTAATTGAACAAGCAACTACAGATGGTTTTGGCTTAAAGCAATTATTTCTGCGAGTTGTTGAGGCTCAGCTTTCTTATGCACGTTGTGCTTTGATGCTTGATTTTGATGAGTCTGGCAAGCCATATATCGCTTTGTATTGGGCAAAAGACGGCATTAACTGGAAAGAAAAGACAGTTGCAGGTCGTACAGATTTAACACTCTCAGTTTTTAAGGAAGCTCATGATAATTCTGAAGATGAATTTGCTCACAATAAAGAGTGCTTTTACCGAGCTCTTGATATTATTGACGGCAAATACAGATCAAGATTATTTACTGACGACAATACAGTAATTGAAGAAACATATCCGGGCTTAGGTAATAAGACACTTTCGTTTATTCCTGTTGTTTACGTTGGCAGTATGAATAATACGCCTTCAATTGACGAAATGCCTTTAATGACAATGGCTAAGGCGGCTATTAAGTATTACCAGTTAAGTGCTGAATATTTCCAAGAGTTGCATTTAACTAGTCATCCTCAACCTTGGGTTTCAGGTGTTGATGAAGATAAGCCTTTGCGTGTGACGGGTCCAATGGCTGCATGGCAATTACCGCAAGGTGGGCAATGTGGATATCTCGAAATTCAAGGTGTAGGCATTGAGGCTAAACGCACTGCAATGCGTGACCAAAAGAATGCAGCTTTAGAGGCTGGTGCTCGTGTAATGGATATTGGTGGTGCTGAATCAGGCGAAGCTCGAAAAGCTCGTCAAGATGATCAGTATTCAACATTGTACGGAATGGTTATTACTGCTGCGGAGGCGATTGAGCAAGTCATTAAATATGGTGCATTGTGGCTTGGGCTTAGTGATAAAGACTACCGCTTCAATGTAAAACCTGACTTTGGTTCTCTCGGATTTGATGTGAACCTTGCTAAGCAGCTATATGAAGCAGCTCTAGCTAACAAAATATCTATGGAGACCTATTGGGATTACATCAGAACTGGGAAAATCCCAGATATTGAATATTCACAAGAACTTGATCGCATTGAAAATGAAATGACCAACAGCCCTATGACTGGGTATGTTGCAGGGGTGACTAATGAACAATCAGGTGTCACAACAAGCGCTACTTGATGCTTTAGTTTCTCATCAAGCTTATCTTTATAGGCTGTCTTCAACTGAAATCAATAAACTCTTAATTCAGTTTGATTCTCTTTCATTTGAGATGATTTCAAAATTAAGGGATTTATTGGATGGCTTAAGTGATGCGGAAATGACTGCATTAATGGCAGGACAATACACTTCACCAGCATTAAAAGAAGTTAGGACATTAGTTCAGACTTGGCAAGTAAGTGTGGCAACTGGATTACTTGAGAGTTTCACTGTAAGTGCTACAGCATTGGCAGTATACGAAGCCACATATCAAGCTAAAACTCTCGCTAATCGCAAGATAGAGCCAAATGGCAAGGCGCTATTCAACAAGACAAAGAAAACGCCTTTAAGTGGTGGTGTACTGCTTGATTCTATTTTTGCGAGGATTGCAGATGATACGCGAGTAAGAGTAGAGCAGACCATTAGGGATGGCCTATCTCAAGGTCAAACGAATCAACAGATCGTGCAGCGAATTAAGGGCAAGAAAGCACTTAATTACCAAGATGGATTGCTTGATCAGAGTAGAAACCAGATTTCTACAATGGTCCGTACTGCTCGAAGTCATGTATCAAATGTGGCCTTGAATGAAACATACACTGCGCTTGGTGTCGAGTATGTGAAGTTCATTGCAACACTGGATAGTCGAACTTCTAAAATCTGTATGGGCTATTCAGACAAGGTTTACAAGAAGGATGAGCCTCATCCTGTGCCGCCACTTCACCCTAACTGTAGGTCAATCCTCATTCCTGTTTCTGATGACTCAGGTAAAACAATCGGCATGCGTCCATTCAACAATAAAGTGAATGGTGAAGGTGAAATAGGTGTTGTGGATTCAAATACAACTTTTAAAGGTTGGTTTGATAAACAAGATGCAGTCTTTCAAAAGTCTTGGCTTGGGCCATCACGATACAAACTATTTAAAGATGGTAAGTACTCATTGGATAAGTTTGTAGATCCCTTAACAGGTCAGCCATTCACACTTGCTGAACTCAAAAAGCTTGATGAAGAAATGTTTAAGAGGTTGGGATTATGAGTAAATCTGAGCCAAAAGAAACTGGGTTAAAGCGCACTGTGTGGTTATTTGAGCGTGAAATCTTAGAAAAGCTTGAAAAAACAAACCTAAAAGACCATCACAAAGTTCTTAAGTTTAATCATTTCTCTATGCGTTATGAGCTTAAGCCAAGCTTTGATAATGGTCGGGCTGATGCAATCGTAATGCGGGATGCAGCAAATCATTGGTTAAAGATATGGTTTGTTGCATTCCAGACATGTACCGCCGAACACCAAAAAACTAAGTATTAACCAAACCAAATTTAAATCATAGGCACCCAATGAGGTGCTTTTTTATTGTGAGAAAGAAAATGGAAAACCAACATCAAAAGATCAAAGGATATCGAGATTTATCTCAGGAAGAAATTAACCTGATGAATGAAATTAAAGCCATTGGTCCACAAGTGCAATCTGTAATTGAAAAAGTACAAAAGCACATTGCCACTCAACGATACAACTGTAAATGCGACGCAGGGCAACAAGTCCACGATCTGGAGGAATGGGATCGTCTTGAATTAGCAACCCCTGAGCGCTTTGCTGCAATGGCTAAGACTGACTTTCAGACAGCTCTTATGTATTTGGTTCGCTCTGTGGCTCAACCGACCAGTTTCTAAAATACTTGGATTTCAAACCTTAGCACCTTCGGGTGCTTTTTTATTGCCTGAAGCAAAGCCAAAGGCTCCAACAATTAAATCCGCAAGGCGGTATCTCTAGGAGATTTTAGATGTCTGAATTTTTAAAACGCCAATTAATGTCTTTACAAAATCAAGCTGGTGCAGATGGTGGTGAAGGTGGTTCTGGTGGGCAAGGCTCAGTACAGATCAACTTTGAAGATCCAGCGATCAAAGCACAGCTAGACCAATATGTTGAGCAACATGTTTCAGGTCTCAAAGCCAAAAACAACGAGCTTCTAGGCAAGAACAAAACCTTATCTGATGAGTTGACCAATTTTAAAGGTCAGTTTGAAGGATTGGATATCGGAGCAGTAAAAGGTTTGCTTCAAAAAGCTGGGCAAGATGAAGAAACGAAATTACTTGCTGAGGGCAAGATTGACGAAGTATTCGGAAAACGTACCGAGCGATTAAAAGCAGAACATCAGAAGTTGTTCGATGCTGAAAAGGCTCGAGCTGACAAGGCAGAAGCTTATGCAAATAAGTTTAAGCAGTCAGTTGTTAAAGGTCAAATTGCTCAAGCATTCAGTGCGGCTCAAGGTTTATCGGAAGCTACTGATGACATTACAGCACTCGCATTATCTAAGTTCTCATTAGACGAAAACGGCAATGCAGTTGCGATTGATGCAAATGGTGACGTAATTATTGGTAAAGATGGCAAAAACCCACTTACTCCAAAAGAGTGGATTGAAGATATTCGCGAATCAAAACCTTACTTCTTCCCAAAACCTAATGGTGCAGGTGGTCAAGGTGGCAACAATTCAGGCAACAAAAACACAATTAAACGTAGTGAGTTCGATGCAATGAATCCTACTGAAAAAGCTAACTATATCCGCAAAGGCGGCAATGTAATTGATTAATGGAGCTAATAAATGGCTAACACTTTAACGGGCCTAACGGTCACTATTTTTAATGCGCTTGATGTTGTATCTCGTGAATTAACTGGTTTTATTCCAGCAGTTTCATCTGATTTGACTTATGACCGCGCTGCTAAAGGACAAACAGTAACCTCACCTGTAGCACCTGCTGCAACTGCATCTGATATTGTTGCTGGTGTGACACCACCAGATGATGGCGATCAAGTTATTGGCAAGGTCGATATGACCATTACGAAAGCTCGTCGCGTCCCTGTGCGTTGGAATGGTGAAGAAAAGCTTGCACTTGATAATAACGGTGCATCTTACAACACGATTCTTCGTGATCAGTTCGCTCAAGCAATGCGTACGCTTGCGAACGAAGTTGAAGCGGATGTTGCAGGTTTGGCAGTTGGTGCGTCTCGCGCAGTGGGTGTAGCAGGTACAACACCTTTTGCAACCAATTTGAAAGACAGTGCTCTTGCGTTGAAAGCTCTTCAAGACAATGGTGCGCCGAAAGGTGACTTACAGTTGGTAATTGATACCACCGCAGGCGCAAACATGCGTACGCTTGGGCAATTAACTAAAGCAAATGAAGCAAATGATGATTCGTTGTTACGACGTGGTGTGCTTTTAGATGTGCATGGTTTTGCTATCCGTGAATCTGCACAAGTGGTTACTCCTGCATCTGGCACAGGTGCAAGTGCGACTACGAATGCAGCAGGCTATGCAGTTGGTGCAACTGCTATCACTCTTGCAAGTGCAGGTACAGGGACAATCGTTGCGGGTGATGTAGTTAGCTTTGCAGGTGACACAAACCAATATGTGGTTGTTGCTGGCGATGCTGATGTTTCTAACGGTGGAACCATCACAATTGCTAAACCAGGATTGCAAAAAGCAATTCCAGCAGCTGCAACGGGAATCACAGTTGCTGCAAGTTCAACTCGCAACTTGGCCTTTGCACGATCTGCAATTGCATTAGCGACTCGTATTCCTGCACTTCCTGAAGGTGGTGACTCTGCTGATGACCGCATGATCGTTACCGATCCCGTTAGCGGTTTGTCGTTTGAAATCGCCATTTACCGTCAATACCGTCAAGTGCAGTACGAAGTATCACTTGCTTGGGGTTGTGCAATGGTCAAACCAGAGCACTCAATCATCTTGCTTGGCTAATGAATTGGGGCTTCGGCCCCATTCTTTTTGGAGAGAAAAATGTCTAAGACTGTAAAGATTAAACCTAGTCATAAGTCACAAGGTGAATTTGTAATTATCTCTGTAGAGCAATTCAATCCGTCAGAGCATGAATTGATAGAAGGTGAGGTGCTGCCAATTGCAGAGGGTGAAATTGCCAATGATGCGCTTATTCCTATAGAGCAATTTGATGTTGTAACTGAAAAACTTGCTCAAACTGAAGAAGAATTGGCTGTTGTAAAAGGTGAATTTATTGCCTTTAAGAATGACATTGAAGCCATGAAAGCTCGCATTGAGGAGCTTGAGTCTGGAAAAGGTATTCCTGATCCGCTTGATGGGCCTAAAGAGGGTGACTATTCAAATTGGTCAAACGAGCAGTTAAAAGCACATCTAACTGATTTAGGAATCAAGCACAAAGCATCAGCCTCTAAAGAGGATTTAATTAGTCTCATCCCGAAGGAATAACACATGATTGAGTACATTACCGTAGCAGATATCGATGCAAAACTAGGTAACGATTGGGCTGATAGTGAAAACGCCAAAGCTCGTGCGGTAATGATTACCAATGTTTGGCTAACTAATTTAAAACTACCTGACACAACAAATAATCAACCATTAAAAGATGCGATCCTATTAGCTGCTGTTGAGTTGATACCTGATGCCGTTAGTGGAAATCTTTATACTGATATAGAAACTGGTGTGTTGAGTGAAACGGTATCAGCTCAATCAGGAACAAGTGTTTCTAACACCTATTCAGCCACTCATAAAACCTATTTAGCAAGTGAGAATTTGGCTTTAGCTATACTCAAAACATGGCTAGATGATGGATTGGGTAATGTGATTTTGCTAGTGAAGATTTAGCTATGAGATCAAAAATACAATCAAAACTAGGAAAGGCATTTAGCACAATGCTTGCTGATGCTGTTGATACCTTTACTTGTACCCGCAAGTTACTAACTGGATCTAATCCAGCTACTGGTGAGGATACGTACACCGAATATGTTTATGGCGGTCGTGGCGTCCTGTTTGGAAGCTGGGCAAAGGATTTGGTGAAGCCTATAGATTACCGCGCCACAGACTCTAAAGCCGTGCTACTGCAAAATGAAGTTAAGGATGCAGCAGGAACTTTAGTTGAACCAGATGTAAATGATATTTGGATGATTGAAGGTGGTAATTATCGGGTTGTGAATTGTGGTCATGATGCTGCTGACGCTACTTGGACTGTACAGTTGAGGAAGGTGTAATCACATGCAGATAAATAGAACAGGAGTAACAAGGACTGTAATCTTAACCAACAGCCTAGCTATCAAAATACCGACTTTTAAATCGTTGCAGTTGTTCCTTAGTGGCTGGCAAGCGAATATTCAAGAAGCGACATTTGGCGATGTTGGATTTATATGCCTCAATCAAGTAAAAGCAAGTTTCCTAAAGGACCTAGTTGTAGTTCATAAACGAATTAAACCAGTTAATCATAAGGGTTTGTTTTGGGTTGAGCAAAAGCAATTAGAAATAAGTTCAAAGGTTAAATATTTACATGAGAGTGACAAGAAGCCAGAAAACTATGGATATGACAACGGTGTCTTGAAACGATTGGATTTTGGGTCATGATTAATAATAACTATGTGCCAGAATGGCATTCCACACCTTTCGAGCACTCAAAATACACATTGGTGCGTAATCAAGATCAACTTGATTTACTGTTTGATGATGTAAACGACACAGATAAATTTCTCTCGCTAGGTTGCTCTGCTCAAGTGGATTACTACGATGATGGAAGACAGTGCATTGTTCAACTTGGAGATGCACAAGGTAAAGATTTGATTGTGGTCTATGGGTTGTTATTACATGAGGCTGTGCATATCTGGCAACGTACAAAGCAATTAATGGGTGAACGAGAACCCAGCGTGGAATTTGAAGCATATTCAATCCAACGCATTGCTCAAGATTTATTCTTTATGTACCAAGAAAGTGAGGTCGATAATGAGTTGGACAAACAAACCGAGTGCCTTCACTAAAACAATTGAAGCCGACCTTACAAAAAAACAGAAAGATATTGTCATTGATGCTTTAGGTGGGGTTGTAATGCAAAGCCCTGTTGATGAGGGATCGTACCGCGCGTCACACAGAGTCAGTATTAATCAACCAGACATAGGTTTTAATGAAGCAGAGAAAGACAAGGGTGGTGGCTCAACAATAAGTAAAGGTACAAGTGTTTTATCTCGCTTAGTTCCTTACTCGACAGTTTATATTCAGACAAATGCGCCTTATGCCAATAAGATTGAATTTGGCGGCTTTACAACAAAAGCTGAGACCGAGAAAACAACAGGCGGTTATTCTAAACAAGCACCCCAAGGCGTTTACTCCACAACTTTTAACTATATTGCTCAGAAATACGGTGGATAAAAATGGCAATGACTTTAGACCAAGCACGACAAGCCATTATCACTAGAGCAATGGCATTTACTGGTATTGAGCAGACCCGAATTAAATACCCGAATAAAGATTTTACAGTGCCAGTTGATGGTCTTTGGTGTGACATTAACGTCTTGTGGGGCGGTTCAATCATTGCAGCAATTAGTGATTCACCTTGCACAAGACGAACAGGCATTATCTCAATCAACTGTATGGCTCGTTTAAACACTCATGAAGTGGCAATAACAAAGCTTGCTGATGCATGGCTTGCTCACCTCGAATACTACACGGTTGACCAATTGGAAATACTGCAAGGCCAGGTGCAAAACCTTGGGAACAATGGTGACTTTGTGCAGTACTCAATACAAGTTTTCTTTAGGGTAAACTAGAAAAGTGTTATAATATCTTGGTGTTGACTGTTGTTTGTGGAACATTATGAGAAAACTAACAACTGACGAATTTATCAAAAAAGCTACAGCAAAACATGGCCTGAAGTATGATTATTCAAAAGCAGAATACATAGGTAGTCACAAAAAATTAGAAGTTATCTGCAGTGATCATGGATCTTTCTTTATAGCCCCATCTAACCATTACGCAGGAAAGGGCTGTGCTAAATGTGCAACAGTTATAAATAAAGACCGATTAAGATTTTCAACAGAAAACATAATTACTCAATTTAAGGAAATTCATAAAGATAAATATGGCTATTCAAAAGTTGAGTATGTAAATATTGATGCGCCAGTAATTATAACTTGCCGTAAGCATGGAGATTTCATGCAAACTCCAGCAAAACATAAGTTAGGCAGGGGATGTGTAAAATGTCATTTTGAATACAACACTTTTAAGCGTGAAAGTTATATAAAGTTGTCTCAAGAAAAGAACAAAAGAGCAAAGCTTTATCTAATCAAATGCAATTCAGAAGATGAAAGCTTTTATAAAGTTGGAATAACTCTTAATAGCCTAGAGATAAGATTTGATTCACATAAGTTACCTTATGGTTATGAGGTTGTTCAATTGGTTGATGGCGATACAGGGCTAATTTATGACATGGAAAAACAGATACACAGCCTTCTGAAAAACTTTAAGTACCATCCTTTAAAACCTTTTAAAGGTGATGGAGAATGCTTCACAGAAGTTCCTCGAAAAATATTAGAGCTCTTGGAGTCTTTCTCAGCTCTTGAGCAAAACCAGTTAATTGTTTAAACAAGCATTCATCAACAGCCGCCTTTAGGGCGGTTTTTTATTGCCAAAAATTAGGAGCTTATTATGAGTTCAGGCGCTCGTCAGATAACACAAATCGCAAAAGAAACAGTCATAGGCACTACACCAAGTCCATTTGATCGTCAAACATTTGAGTTCACTACAAATGGACTGGACGGGACTGTATCCAAAGAAACATCCAACTCAATTGCAAATAGCCGAATTGCTCGTTCATCAATGATTACTGGAGCTGAATACGCTGGTGATCTTGTGTGTGAAGCTAAATACAGTCCATTGATTCAAGATTTAATGGCAGCAGCTGCATTTAATAACTGGGCTACTGATGTATTAACTTTTGGTGGGAATGTCCGTCAAACATTTAGTGTGCTTCGGGGCTTCACTGATGTAAATGACTACCACATCTTTAAAGGCGCTCATGTCAATACTTTTGGCATCGACATTCCAGAGCAAGGCCTAATCACAATGACTTTCGGGTTAATGGCTCTAGGTCGCTTAGGCGCAACTACTCCCCCATTGGGCACAGTAACACCTGCCGACGACAATCCTAAAATGTCTAACATCTCAGTTGGGGACATTTTGATTGATGGTGTTTCTCAAGCTGGTATCTCATGTATTACAGCATTCACCTTCAATTGGGATAACTCAATGCAGGTTCAACGCTGTTTAGGTAGTGGTATTGATCCTAAGAAGATTCTTGAAATGATTGCAGCGGGTACTGGCGCGTTTACAGCAGCTTGGTCGCAAAATACTTCGGAGATGTATGCTAAGCAATTCACGAACGCCAATATCTCTTTACGAGTACCAATTACAGACAGCGAAGGTAATGAATATGAACTATTCATTCCTAAAGTGGAAATTACAGCAAGTCTTCCGTCTGGCGGAACAGGCGACATCCTGAATACTTCTTTTGACTACACAGTGGTTGATGAGGCTCCAACAATTACTCGTACACCTGCAACGCCTTAATACTGATTCGGCAGCTTAATTGCTGCCTTCTTTTGGAGATATAACATGGCTCTTGAAGTCAATATTCAAACTAACAAAGACGTCAGCCTGTGGCGCGAATATAAAGATGCTGAAGGAAATATTCTTGCTGAGTTCAAGGTTCGCGGTATTGGATTTAAACCCTATCAAGTTGCTTTAGAGAGAGCCAACAATCAGATTACATCGAAAGGATTTGATGTTAAAAATGCATCAAAAGAAGATAAGCTTTACCATGAGTTGGTTTTAGAAGCGGCAGCATGTCATCTTATTGAAGATTGGAAGGGAGTGGTATTTGTTGAAAAAGATGAAAATGGTGAATCTATTCGCACCGAACCAGGTTATGACAGCGAAAATGCAGTCAAACTTCTTGGTATGGGTGATGTGGGTGTATCTATTTGGCTTTTCATTAAAAGTGAAGCGGAAAAAATTCAATTAGAAGCTGATGCATATAAGGTAGATGTTGTGGGAAAGTCACAACCCTGTACGAGTGGGCAAAGTTCGGCTCAGAAGAAGAAGCGAACGACTACAGCAAAAAGCAAAACGCAGTCGCAAATGCCTTAAATCTCAACAACACTAAGGTTTTAACTAAGCCTGCTTATTCCTACACAGCCAATGCCATTCTATCAGCCTACAACACCATTGCTCGATCTAGACGATACGAGCAGGGTGTCCCACTGGCATTAGATATAGCGGCAATCAATGCTTATGTTGAACAATACGATCTTCCAGTGGAGAGATACATTTTTAACGAGTGTATCTTCACCTTGGACAATCTATTTCTTGATGAAGCGCATAAAAAAGCGAAGGCTGAAGCTGATAAAAGGAAGAAGTGATGAGTATGGTTGGGAAGCTTTATTGCAAGGTCGATACTTTCTAAGTCAAGAATAGACTTTTATAGTTTTATTAAATATCCTCAATGAAAACATTGGGGATTTTTTATGGAAAGGAGTCACCCGAAAGTGACTCCTTGATAAATTTACCAAGCAGGAGCATTAAACCATTTTGGATTGGTATCCATTTTGAGTCCGCCAAAAAAGTTTATTGAACGTAAATCTTCGCTAACAAGAGGTACTCTTTGCTTCGTTTTAAAGTCTAATTTAATGCTTACTTCTCTAGCCAACTCATTAGATTTTAGAACGTATTTAGAGTAATACATCATGTCACTTTGATTAATGAGCATGAGTGCTTTCCATACATCTTGCATCATAAAGTTTTGACTTAGAACAGCTTCCGTGAATTCGCGGATTAGTTCATAGTTTTCTTTATCGAACAAAGATCCTTGTTGATCGGCTTTTCCATACAAAGCAATTAAATGATGGACATACTCAACTGCAACAGGGATAGAGTCATAAGGTATTTCGTCAATATGCTGAACGTTAAAGCGCTGATGAACCAGTTTGTATGCATCGCTGTAGTTAAGATGCTTTGTTTTAGCAACTAGAAGATTGACAGCATTAGTTAAAGGCTCACGTTCTGATTTGTGGGTTTTGGCTAGAATTTCCTTTCGGACAAAGTAGCAATCTTCCAGCTGCTCAAATACTTCCCAAGCTTGGTCAGTGTCGAGCATCTTGGCGTGACGAGCAGCCCCTCGTTCTGTCCATAAGATAAGGGATCGAGTTTTATTTGAAATTGCAGGGAAATTTGCAAGTGACTTTAAGTCACCTACAAATTTTTTCAATTCTTCACCAATAATTTTGAAGAAGTGTTTACCTTCTACAAACCGCTCTTTATTTCGAGAATAGTTTTGTTTGATGTTGTCTGTATCGGTTCCATAGAAATCAGCAAGCATTGCTGTAGTAACAACTGGAACAGATTTGAAGTTAACAATTGATATTTTGGTATCGTTGATTTGTGCTATATTAGACATGTCTTAAATCTCCATTGGTTTAGACATAAACCCCTTGCCTGATTTCGACGTCTGCAAGGGGTTTTCTTTTTCATGGCTTTTAGCCTTGATGAAGTCATCTTATTTAATATCTTTTATTGTGTCAATTCTTTTTGTTGTGCTAACACAAAAAATAGTAATTATCTTTTATTGTGCTACAATATTCTAAAATTTAACTTGTGGTGCAGCAATGGAAGTAAAGAATAATGTTGCTTGTTTGCGTGAAAAAGCAGGCTTAACGGTTTATGAGCTATCAAAGCGGTGTGGTTTTGTTAGTGGTAGCAGAGTTCTATCAAACTATGTGACAAGAGCCGAGCAGGGACATTCTGTCAAGATCGATACAGCCTTACTTATATATAAAGAACTCAAAAAAGCAGGTGTATGTAAAAATTTTGAGGATGTATTTTGGCTTGACCACATGGACTAGTAGAGAATCTTCCTTTTTAAGTTCTTGATGACATTATTTTGTCCATTTGTTAAATTGTGTGAGATTAATAACAAATGGATTACATTATGAAAAAGATTTTATTAGCGGGATTTCTTGGATTGGGCTTAGCGGGGTGTGCGACAACTCCCCAACAACCCTCAGAGCCTGTAAAATTTGAAAAGGTTTATCAAATTGATGGATTAAACCAAGCACAGATTTATGATGGCGCTAGACAATGGTTCGCTGTAGCTTTTGCTTCTGCTAACGCAGTAATTCAATATGAAGATAAGGCATCAGGCACTATCATTGGAAAGGGCAATATGCGATATCCTTGTTCGGGCATGGAGTGCTTGGCAATGACAGGAAACGAACGTGTTGATTTTACTGTAAGAGTGGACACTAAGGATGGGAAAATGCGCGTGGGTTATGATGGTTTAACCTATAGCGCTCCATCGCACATGAGTGCTGGAATAATGATGCCTGCACAAAATTACCCTATAACTGAAAGTAGGAAGTCCACACCACTGATTATTAGTAAGATTAATACTCTATCGGATGATATGGCTGAAAAGATTAAAACTCAACAGAAAGTAAATTCGAATTGGTAATTAAAGAAGAGATACAGCATGAGCACACCACAATATCAAACAATGAAAGAAAGTGAAGTTTGCAATGCCATCGGATGGGGGTTAATTGTTCTAGGTATTATATCTGGATTTATTTTTATACTTGTGTTTGGCCGAGTTGAAGTTCCAAGAACTTATTATGGCACCGAGACCGTATGGTCAGGAATCATGGTTATTACAGGTATCGGGATAATCTTAAATGGATTCTTAGTGGGCTATCTGTTCCAAAAGGTTGCCAGCATATTGAGATATCACGAGAACAAGAGCGCATCTTAAGCAAAAACACTAACCCAAAAATCAACCTTAACAACCCACTCATTGAGTGGGTTTTTTATTGCCTAGAGGAAAGTAAAATGGCACAAGAATCTCGTTTGGTTATTGTTATTGATTCCAAAAATGCAGAAAGAAATGCTCGGAACCTTAGCAATGAGTTAGACAGTATTGAACGTAAGGGTGATTTTGCCACTAAGTCTATGGATGGCTTGTCGGTAGCAACACGTCAACTTGCTGGGTATATGGCTGGGTTGGTAACTGTCGGAGCGGCAATTAGCAAAATGGATGCCTATACAGGCCTTCAAAATAGATTGAAGCTAGTAACTAATTCACAAGATCAATTAAATAAGGCAACAGAAGACACCTTTAGGATTGCTCAAAAGACATATTCTGCTTGGGATTCAGTTTTGCAGGTTTACCAACGTTTTAGTGATAATGCTAAGACGCTTAACCTAACAATGGATGATACAGCACGTTTAACAGAGACAGTTTCTAAAGCTGTAGCTATTAGTGGAGCTAGTGCACAGGCTGCAGATGCCGCATTGGTTCAGTTTGGACAAGCCCTTGCTAGCGGCACGCTTCGTGGTGAGGAACTTAATTCTGTAATGGAGCAAACTCCTGCGCTAGCGAAGGCTATTGCTCAGGGGATGGGTATAACAATTGGTGAACTACGTTCTGTGGCGGCTGAGGGGAAAATAACCTCCCAAGAAATTGTTAAGGCCTTAAGGAATGTAGAGTCCAATGTGGATGAGGTGTTTGGTAGAACCGAGATTACTGTTGGTCAGTCATTAACTCTTTTAAACAATGAAATCACCAAGTTTGCAGGGGAAGCTGGGAAAGGAACTGGTGCAGCCCAGTTGCTGTCAGGAAGTATTCGAGGACTTGCGAGCAATCTTGAACTCATCACCGATGGTGCCATTGTTGTGGGTATTGGACTTATAACACAAGCAATCTTAATGAAAGGCAAAGTAGTTAAAGATGGAGTAGTTTCAACACTTGCAAGCCGACAAGCAACATTATCCAACGCTCAAGCTGAATATGCAGAATCCACTGCAACTTTAAATGCAGCTAAAGCACACTTGGCAAATGTACAGGCAACTAATGCTGAAGCTCAGGCTAAATTTGGGGCTACGGCAGCAAATGCTCGCTATGTGGTAGCTCAAGATGCAGTTACAGCAGCAACCAACGCTCAAACAGTAGCACAAGGTAGGCTTAATGCTGCGTCATTAAGTTTTGGACGTTTGGCCAGTGGAGCTTTCGCTCTGATTGGCGGTCCAGTTGGCGCAATTACCTTAGGGGTAGCAGGGTTGGCTGCTGGATATATGTATCTCCAGCAGCGGGCAGACGATGCAAACAAAAAGCTTGAAGAGCAAGGAAAGATTGCAGACAGAACTCGATCTGAACTTGAAAAACTTAATGGTGTGGAGCGAAAATCAGCAGTTAATGATTTAACAACTGCATTTGATGCACAAAATAAGGCGCTTGAAAAGTCGAGACTAGCAGTTGGTTCTGCTTTGATTGATATTCAAAATTATGAGAAGGGTAACTGGAAAGTAGTTGAAGTTATCAATCAAGCTAATAAGGGAACGATCAGCTACAGTGATGCTATTACTCAGCTGAATGATATGAAAATATCTCCAGATTTGTATAACGCACTAAAAAAGCAAGTTGAACAATACGACGCTAATTATGAGAAAGCAAACAAATCGGCAACTGCATTAAAGATTTTTGGTGTGGAAGTAGTCGTGGCTGGGAATAAAGCACAGAATGCTGCGATACAACATAACTTGCAAAGTGAAGCATTAGAAGGGACAGCATTAGCTGCAAATAAGGCCACTAAAGCTCTTCAAGACTTTCAGAATAAGCAAAAAGAATCTGCCTTTGAAAGCCTTTATAAGCAAGGTTATCTGGAGAAAGGTTTTACAATTGAACAAACAAATGCAATCTACGAACTTCAAAAAGCTAAGGGTGAGAGTGCAATCTTGTCCAAGCAAGAGATTGATAGTGTTTTAAGAAATGTAAACCTAACTCAGCAACTTAAAGACAAGCAGGACGCAATCTTAGAATCTAAACGAGCATCTTTAAGGGAGAGTAAGAAACAGACATCTGAGTATCAGAAACAACAGAAACAGGCGGATAGAATCAAGGAACAGCAAGCTCAGTCAAGGGCTACTATTTCATATGACTTCGCTGATGACTTCAAAAGAATTGGTATTGAATATCAAAGACAGGTTAAAGATATATCTGAAGCAAATTTCAAAGAAGAGCATGATAAATACATGCAATTTGCTAAGCAAAGATATGACTTTGAAACTTGGATGTATCTTAGACAGCTAACAGAGGAAAATGACTCTTTCCGTTGGTCAGAAGAATATAAGCTTAAATTCTTCTATGAGACACAAAGGGAAATGGTGTCTCAATCAGGTCGCTTCAATGATGAGATGAAAGATCTTCGCATCCAAAAGCTTAATGAGCAAGAGCAACAAGAGCTTGCCCTTATCAAGCTCGCCCAAGAGCAGCGTCTTTTTCAGATACAGCAATCATATTTGCATGAAGTTGATTCAATGCGAGAGCGTTATCGTTTAGAGCGGTTGGAGATTGAGAAAACTAAAGATGCAGTGGAAAGAAGTCGATTACTAAATGCATCATATCGAGCTGAAGATAATGAGTATGAAACTAAACGACAAGGAGCGTGGAATACCTATCAAGGTATGAAGGCTACCCAAAATGGAACAGGCGCTTATTTTCAGCTGGATCAGGCCAAGAACACAGCGGATGCTAATGTATCTGAAGCTCTTAAATACAATCTCATTACAGACGAAGAGGCTAAAGCTGATTTGTTAAAGAACGAAGAGGAGTTTTTAAGAGCACGATTGGATCTCAATTTGTCATTTGGTGAGCAAATTGCTGGTTCGTATGCTGATATGTTTAAAAATATGCTCGGTGAGCAATCAGCAGCCTATAAAGCAATGTTTGTTGTGGAGAAGGCGGCTGCAATTGCTCGTTCAACAGTGGCTATTCAAGCGGGTATTGCTCTGGCTGCAGAAAACCCTTTCCCTCTTAACTTAGCGGCAATGGCGACTGTAGCGGCAGAAACGGCCAGCATCATTAGCAATATTCAGTCAGCCACAATGACAGTGTCTGGAAAAGGCTTCGCAACTGGAGGCTACACAGGCAACATGGGGCGTACTGAGGTAGCTGGTGTGGTTCATGGTCAGGAATATGTCTTAAACGCTGCTGCAACCAAGCGAGTGGGTGTCGATACATTGAATGCCATTAACTCAGGTGGCAGCGTTTCTGGTGGTTCTAATGTTATTCAGCCTCAAGTGGTTATTAACAATAATGCACCTGCGAGAGTATCAACACAGACTGGATCTGACGGAAAGCTATACGTAACCATTGACGAGGTTGAAAACTTCGTCTCTCAATCGCTTGGAATGCCAAACAGCCGTATATCCAAGTCATTGTCGCAAAACACCAACGCTGGGCGGAGACGTTAGACAGGAGGTGGAAATAATTTTTATGTATCTTGTGAGGGAAATTAAGTAATATTGCCTCTATTGCTTTTACCCTCATAAGACATGAAAAGACCAGTTCCTAAAACAAAGTTGGACGAGTTAGGCGAGTTAGTGAATAACTTTGAGCCTAATGAACTCCTTAGTGAGTTTAAATATGCTAGGTGTTTGCGTTTACTTGATGCCAGTAAACAAGCTACACCAAAGGATCTATGGTCTATTATGAAAGGTCTTGTAGAACTCAGTGCAAATAACCTTAAGGTTGCCAATGAATCGGCACAGTATGTTTTAGCTAACACAAATAACTTAAGGCTGTTAAGAAACACTATTTACATTTTTGCACACACATTTGATATGGAAAATGCCTGCAAGGCAATAGGGAAAATTGTAGATTTAGCAGAATTGAAAAAACTAGATTACAAAAACTTATTGCCAATGGATTTAGGGTTGGAGTTTTTGTTAAACGGAGAAATAGGTAAGCCTGATTCATATTTTTATAGTCAAGCAGTTAATGTGACTAATCTTGAGCACAATGAGTATTGGCAAGATATTAATGAAGAATTAGAAATAAGCGAGCAAGACTTTAAGAATATTTCATTAATAATAAAAGGAGCTGTACTAGAGCATAATGCTAGATGTTTGATTTTAGATTATAGCTACCTAGATGAAGAATTTTTACTCTTAATCTATGTAGATAAACCAATTGAAGAAATTATAAAAATAAATGAAGAGATATTTGAAGAATGTTTTCGAAAAGACCTTTTGAATGCATTTAATAAGATTTCATATACCTTTGTACCTTATGACGAGGTTCAGAATGGATAATAGCTTACTTGATTATTGCAATGAGATGGCATCAATAACAAGTTCTTACCCCGACTTGCAAAATAGGAATATTGTTGGAAGAGCCTACTACCATGCTTTTCATCATGCTAAATTTCATCTTGATTCAAGACTTGATTGGATTCAAACAACAACCAAGGGCGGTGTCCATATGCAACTTTACAGTAAGTTGAAAGGATACGACAAAGAAGTCAGTAGTATTACTAAACTTAATGCTGAAAAACTTTACTCAAAGTTAAATGCTCTGAAAAAGCTTAGAACGAGAGCTGATTACAAATTGGAATCGGTGATTACTAAGGAGATTGCAAATTTCAGTATTGAAGAGTCAAAAAGAATTTCAGAACTATTTATTGAAATTTAGAAAACAACATTAAAGCAGCCGACCTATCAATGGTCGGTTTTTTATTACCTAAGGAAAAGTTATGGCACTTAATCGAATGATGTATTGCTCAACACAAGAAGGGTATTCAGCCAACATTGGTGATGGTGTTATTTCGCAAATCTTGGATGGCGGTGCAGATCGGTATCGAAGATCTTTGAAAGGGGTAATGCACACTGTCAGTTCCAGATGGGTGGTAAACGAATCTGGCTATCAATATTTGATGGCTTTTTACCGAGTGTGGGCTAGAAACCCAAGCCAGCCATTTATTGCAAAACTATGTGTTGATAATGCACCTGTTGAAGATTATGAATGCTTCTTTAGTGGTTCTCCTACGCTTTCAAGCAAAGAAGCCAAAGTCTACACAGTAACAGCAACTTTAAAAGTTAAGCCGTTGCCAGTTGATGAAGCTATGGATGACTTGATAGTGGGTGCTGGGAATGAAGCTGGTGATTTATCTGCACTATTGAATCCACTTGAAAAACTGGTGAATGAAGATTTGCCTAATGCTTTGGAGAGTTTTGATGGCTGATTATACCTCGTTCTATCTCAATAATTCAGGCGGTGTAGTGCCGCTTGAATGTGTTGAAATATCACATCCAAGTTTTTCAAAAGTTTTTCGATACGTCAAAAATGATACAGATGGGATTGTGGCTGGTGGGCACAGTTATGATTATCAACCGATGTCGATTAAGCGCAATAATGTCACCAATGATCTTGAGCAAACTTTGGCTTTAACGCTGGCTGATATGGACGACGAGCTTGCAAAAGCAGTTGCGGGAATACATGCAAGTGCATTCTCACATGTAAAGCCAGAATGTGTTTTTAAAATCTTTCGTGATGATGATCTTTCTGAGCCGATGACGCAGCTACAAACTTTAGAAATTCCGACGATTTCTAAAGACAGTACAGGCTTGGTCACTTTTGATGCGAAAGCACCAGAGCTTAATAGTGTGAAAACAGGGCGTACTTACTCAATTGAAGATTATCCGTTATTGCGGAGAGCATGATGTCTATAGATAACTTGCTAGATCGAACGTGGTCCAAAAATTACACTTGTAATGAGTTTGCGTGTGAGGCTTGGCAACAAATCACGGGTGAAAATTTAACTGGACGTTTAGAGCGGTTCTTAAACGGTTTTGGTGGGTTTGGTCAATTCTCAGAGCCAATATCACCCTGCGTTGTATTTTTTTCAAATAGCAAAAATTCCCCGACACATGTTGGGGTTTTTTTTGACAACAAGGTTTTGCATTTAACGGGGCGTGGTGTTCAGTACATGCCGCTTGAGATTGTGAGTTTAGGATTTAAAGAGGTCAGATTTTACGCATGAAAAAAGTTATTATTTGCCCCGATCCTTATAATCAAAATACTTGGTCCTCTGCTGATGTTGATGATGTCAGTGCTTATCTAAAGCAACAGTTCACTGTATTTCCGCAAAACACACGTATTTATCACAATGTAGTCGCTGTTGAGAATGATGTAACACCAGAAAACGAAGCTGGAATTAAGCATTTGCAATCGCTGGAAGGCACATTTTATGTTGTGATTTATCCAAGCTGGATTCAGTTCATCTATTACGCTGTAGTTGCAATTATGGCTGCGTATAGTGTCTATTCGATCCTCACAATGCCGAAACCTCAAAGTCAGCAACAGGGGTCATCAAATAATGAGCTGCAAGGCCGGGCAAATAGAGCGCGTTTGAAAGGGCGTATTCCAGATATTTATGGGACAGTGCGTTCGTACCCAGATTTAATTGCGGTTCCATATACATACTATGAAAATGGTATTGAAGTTGAAGAGTGTTTGATGGCAATTGGGCGCGGATTCTACCAAATTCATGACTTCAGAGACGGAGATACGCCTACGGGTGCAATTAGTGAATCAAGTGTAAGTGTTTATGATCCAAATACACCCATTACTGGCGACACAGCTTTTTATCGAATTGGTGATATTTTTAATAATTTACCTTTATCGATTAAAAAATCTGAATCAATTAATGGGCAATCGCTTAAACCGCCAAGCGATACGGTTATCAGTGATGAGGAAAGCAATGCTGGGATCTACTTCACCACTGGTGGTGTGATTAACCGAAAAAATAGTGCAATCAACTTCAGTAGTTACTTTAATCAAGGTGATGCAATTACCATTAATGGTGCAGAGTTTGGTATCGCTGATGCGATTTTATCTGGTCTCGCTACCATCAAAGAAGGTGGAATAGTCACCGTACAAAGTGATGAAGATATTAAGGATTATGATGACTACAAAGGATTGTTACTTACAGGTGCGACCTTTGAATACATCATTGCAACGACTTACCCTGAAACCGAAGAAGTTACTACAGAAAGCACATTCCGAGATTTATCGGGTCAATATGACGTAATTAGTGTTTCTCGATCTGCAAGTGGGTCTGGTTATCTATACACAATGACTTTGGACCAACCCAATAACGTAAACTTTAACTGGGATTTTGTTACACAGGATCATACGATTGCTGCGGGTATTACCTTAAATAAGTCAGCAAATGGGGTTGTGTTGGATGGAGCGTATACAGTTGAATCTGTAACTGAAAGCACTATTACATTAACCACGCCAAGTGGAATTAATAGCGACTGGTTAAAGGTTCCTGATCTACTTGGTGGTTCTACCGTTAATTTAGAATCATCCGTTGATTTGGATTTGGTTTCTGATAAATGGGTTGGCTGGTTTGATGTTGAATTTGATGATCCAACAGAGGCGATTTTTAACTTTTACTTCCCTCAGGGCCTATACAACATGACCTCAAAAGGGAAAGTAGGTGAAGGCTTTGTTGAAATCACAATTCAGTATAAGTACTTAGGCGAGTCAACGATTCACACTCGCAAGCACTATGAGTACCGAAACGGAAATAAAGACACGTTTGGGATTACGATTCGTGAAACATTACGCGGTCTTGGTACGGGTATTAGTTTCCGTATTGCCAAGACTCGACAAAAGTATGGTAATTCGCCTGTTACGGAGTGCAAAGTTAAAGATGTATTCTTGGCTGTTCAGACGCAGAAAAGCAGCTATCCAGATGTAACGGTTGTAAGAACACGGACTGTTGCCACCGATGGTGCTTTATCTGTAAAGGAACGCAAAGCAAATTGCTTGGTGACTCGAAAATTGCCTGTGGATGGTACTGGCCCATTGGTTGCTACTAAGGATGCAGGACAAGCTTTAATAAACATGGCACTAGATCCATACATTGGGCGACGTTCTGTAACAGAGTTAGATATTGATCAGATCAAATCTGAGCTTCAGGAAGTTCAATCTTATTTCGGATCTCCAGTGGCTACAGAGTTTTGCTATACATTTGATGATGAAAATCTGAGTTTTGAAGAGCAGGCGGGCATGATTGCGAGTGCTGTTTTTTGCGAAGCGATGCGTTTTGGAAACAAGCTCAGATTGAAGTTTGAGAAGCCACAAGAAAACTCTGTTCTGCTGTTTAATCATCGCAACAAAGTCATCGGCTCTGAAGTCAGGACTTTTAAGTTTGGTATTGATAAAGACTATGATGGGGTAGAGCTTGAATATACATCGCCATTCGATGATAAACTTGTGACATATTCAGTTCCGCCGAACGTGACTTTAAATAATCCACTTAAAATCAAAACTTCGGGGATTCGCAATGATGCTGTAGCTAAAACTCGCGCATGGAGAGAGTGGAATAAGTTACTACATCAAAACGTTAATTGTGAATTTACAGCATTAGATGAGTCTGAGTTGTTGATTCGTAATGACCGCATTCTTGTTGCTGATAATACGAGTATTGAAACGCAAGATGGCGAGATCATAGCAATTGATGGATTGATCCTAACCTGTTCGCAAAATGTTGATTTCGTTGGTGGTGAGCAATATTACTGTCAATTGCAGATGCAAAACGCAACTGTTGATGTGGTTGAATGCGTTGCGGGTGAATTTACGAATCAGATCATTCTGACTAGACCGCCTTTGCATCCGCTTGTTGTTGATCCTGATCGTTATGTAAAGACTTTATATAGAGTTGTCAAAGCTGCTGATACATCAAAAGATGTGTTTATGCTCAGTGAAATGACACCCAATGACCAGATGACCAACAAACTCACATGTATTAACTACGATGATCGTTATTACCAGAATGATCATGATTTTATTTAAATTTAATTAACTCTATAACCGCCGATCCAAGGCGGTTTTTTATTGCTTGGAGAAAGGGCAATGGCTGATATTGTTACTAAAGAAGATCTTGAGAATGCAAGTATCGACGCTAAAGATTTAGGGGAGTGTGTAAATGGAAATGAAACGGGTATTATTACTCCACGTTTAGGTGATCCGTACCCAACATTGCCAGCGGCAATTGCATCAGTAGAAAATAAAGGCGGTTATATCACCATACCTAACCTAACTGCTTTGAATGCTATCGTTCCAGAATTTAATCATCAAGTAGCTAGAAACGATGAAACAGGTGATGAGTATCGTTGGGACCCGAATGCAATACCATCCGCAAAATGGGTGCCGACAGGGAAAAATTACCTAAATGATGCGAAAGCTTATGCTGATGAAAACGGCATGTTTAAACCAAAAACTTACGCATCCGCTGTAGACTTCAACACATTAACGACTTACGGAACGCATACTTTATTAAATGGAACAGTCTGGAATGACAGTACCAATCGCCCTGAACAAACTGCACAGTGGGGGCATGTCTTAGTTTTCCCAACAACAGCCAATGTGATTACCCAAGTTGCAATTATGGGAAATGTCACAAAAACTTTTGCCATGCGACTGCGTACTGACACTGGTGTTTGGCAGTCGTGGGGATATTTTCACTCGTTTGATAAAGTTCTAGAGCTTCTTAAAGCTGATATTGTTAATGTAATGAGCGCACAAAGAACATCTTCAACTATTAATCAACTTAATCCTGTAAAAGTTTTAACAAATTATGAAGTGAGATCAGATGGTACGCTATCAAATACAGCTAACGCAGTATCATCCGATCTAATTTACTGTTTCAATAAGGACAGTATTTACGTCAGTGGATTACAAGCAAACAACGCAGCAACACGCTACTATCGTTTTTTAAATCAAAACGGTTTGCTCATTAGTGGAGGTGGAATAGCATCTGGAAGCAATGAGGGGTACATTCCTGTACCATCTGGCGCTTATTCTTTCCAAATAACATTAAAATCTAGTAACAACTTAAATGCACTAGATGCCTCTATTGCACAAGTTGAATTTGGCACAACCAAAACTCCTTACATTGGTTATGATTACGGTGCTATATCGCACATTAATGGAATCGCACTTGCTGATACGCAATTTTCTCTGAATAGCGCGGCAGCAGGAAAAAACTTATTTGATAAATCAACTGCGCTAAACGGTTACGAGGTTTATAGCGATGGGCGAGTATTGGTACAAGCAAGTTCTATCACATCTGCGCCAATTATTGTTTCAGGTTTGTCTAATATTACAATTTCAGGGTTGGTTCAAAATCCTGAGCTTGTGCGATACGGAGCGTTTAAAGATTCAAGTGGAGTTGTTTTATCTGTTGTTCAGATCCCGAAAACTGCTACATCAGCAACATTTACAATCCCTGCAAATGCAGTAACTTTTCAATTTAGTATTAAACAACGTTCAGCATCTACGCCTGACTTAAATGTAATTCAAGTTGAAAGCGGAACTAACGTTACTTCGTATACTGCTTTCATACGTGGGATTAGTGCAATCAATGGTCTGCAAATTGTATCCAGAAATAGTGGTGGTTCATCTGGAGGGTTGATATCCCGCGCATTTGGAGCAATAGGGTATTTTGCTGGTGATTCTCGTGTGCAGACATCAAATGTTGATGTTGGTGACTATAGCAGTGCATCTTACGTTAGCAATTATCCTAAATTCATAAAAGATACGCTGAAGCTGTCTGGCTTCATGAATTTAGCAAAAAGCGGAGCATCATTTGCTGAGACTACATCAGCACAGCTTCCTTTTCAAAAGATGAGACATCAGGTTCAAACTGCTATTGATATTGGGGGAAATCCAACATTTTTCATGCTTGATGCAGGGACTAACGACATGAATTGGTATAGATCAAACCAAGCGTTACAAGTTCCTATAGATACATTGGGAAGTTATGAAACTGCGATGAGTAAAGATATTGCTGATTTAGATTTTTCAAAAACAGCCGAAGCTATGCGGTGGTGTCTTTTTAAAATCAGGGAAGCATTCCCAAATGCAGTGTGTTTTTATGCTACACAGACTCAACGCGCTGATACCGATCCCGTTTATCAGGAAATTTCGAATAATGTGATGGTGAAATTAGCAAAACGCTATGGCTTCACAGTAATTGATGGGTTGTATGGGTTTGAAATAATCAAAGACTTTGAAGTTTGGGAAGCAAGTGGTAGGTATTTATCAGATGGACTTCATCCGAATTTAACAGGTCAACAAGTCATGTGTAATTTCTATTCAAGTCAAATCATTCAACGCATGACTTATTAACACAAAACAATAGAGCGCAAGCCTTAGCACTAACTAGGGCTTTTTTATTATCTGGAGAAATGAAAAATGTCGGAAAACTCTGCTTTAGAAGCGAGTGCAGTAGCTATAAGTCAAAAGGTTACACCATTGACAGGTATTGGTTCATTTTTGGGATTCGCAGCAAAAATCGATGTAATTGCATGGGGTGGTTTGATTATTGCGGTGATTGGTTTGGTTATTCAATTTTACTTTGCATTTCAAAGAAATCGGCGAGAAAAAATAGAGCATGAAATGCGGAAAGCAGAATATGAACTACGTTTAAAAAATTTAAAAGGTGAGTGCGATGTCAAGCAAAACTAAGATTTCAGTAGTCTTTCTTGCAGCTTCGGCTGCTTTTTTTACGCTTATAAAAAATGATGAGGGCTTTACAGCAAAACCTGTAGTCCCAGTTAAAGGCGATCGACCGACGCAAGGACATGGGTCCACGTTTAAGCCTGATGGCACTCCAGTCAAAATGAATGATCCACCCATTACACGCGCTACTGCTGATAAATGGCTTCGCAATGATGTTTCTAAACGTGAAGTCGCGTTTAAAAAGTCATTACAGGGTGTGAAGTTATCACAAGCTGAATACGATCTGTATTTAGACTTTTCTTATCAATACGGCACACCTACTTTCGCCAAATCATCAATGCTGCGTTATTTAAAAGCAGGCAAGTACAAAGCAGCTTGTGACTCATTGTTGAAGTACAAGTACGTAGCAAAGCGCGATTGTAGCATTCGAAAAAATAACTGCTTTGGCGTGTGGACACGTCAAGTTGAGCGTCATAAAAAATGTCTGGAGGCTCAATGATGGGGTTCATATTTGCGGCAAAATTTTGGCGAGAAATCATTATTTGTTTTCTCGCTTTTTTATTGCTCATTACATTGATGCTACTGAACGTAAAAACTGGAAAGCTAAAAGATGCTGAAGCGAAATGTCAGCAACGCATACAGGCAATAGAGCAAGCACAGTACAAAGCATTGAATGAAGCAAATGCTAAAGCAAACAAAGCGAGTGCAGACTATGAAAAAATCAAAGCAGAGCAACGAGAAAAAGTCGAAACCGTTACGCGTACAGTGCAAAAGATCGTTGAGCGTCCTATTTATCTCAATCGCTGTATTGATGATGATGGGTTGTCAGAAATCAACAGTCTTATCAAAGCCAGTGATTCCAGCTAACTTATTGCAACCATGTCCGGCTTTAAATCAAATAGATAGTGGCACTGGTAAAGAGATTCTGCTGTGGGCTGTCGATACTGTAGCTAAGTACAATGAATGTGATGCGAAACATGCAGCACTGGTGAAGGCCCTCAATTAAAACTCTATTAGTGTTTGCTTGCAGTGTGTTCAACATTAGCAAGCATCACTCTCTCTTAATTTCCACGTCTTTCAACTTCCTTCCTCGCGTCACCAAAAATCTGTCAACCTCTCTTTTCTCCAAAAACTTTATCGCATTTTCTTTGTCATCTAAAAATACATGCTGCTGAGTTACCATCGCATCAATATCTGAATAGTCTTGATATTCTTCATGTGTCGTTGTTTGAATATGCAGATAGAGATTGCCTTTCTTTATGTAGAAGTAGCGCAT